TTCTCTCAACCCAACCTTATAATTTACTATACATCATAGCAAAAAATAAGTACACCATTTAGTATTGACGAAAGGTTTGAATGCCTTTGAGATGCGGAGACACCTGCTTAGCGGAATACGACTTGCCATTGATATCGAAATGCCAACGGCCGTTCTCGTGGCGTAGGTTGTAGCGTTCCTTGTCACGGAAGGGTGACAGACCGCACGTCCATGGGATGCCAGTTTCATGCTCGAAAGAACCACCGCACATATTCACTGTAACCTGCATCTCGATCTCCTTCCAATCAACCTTATAATTTAATATATGACGTTTTCACTAAAAGGTCAACAATTATTCTGCATCCAACCCCAGCAGTGCTGCCTTGGCCTTTGCCACGGTCGGAAAGAAGCAACGGCCGGGATGGCTTGTAGGCGCCATTACGCCCGGTACACGAACAATGCAGCCACCATGGGCCCGATAACGCTTTATCGTACCTGCGACCTTATCGCCACGCATCACAACGATCGTTTCCAGCTTAATTGGCCGAAACGTCAGCTTGGTGTACATCTCGATCTCCTTCCAATCAACCTTATAATTTACTATACATTATAGCAAAAAATATGTAAAACAAAAAATGAGGGAGGACCGAAGCCCTCTCTCATTCTTACGCTACGCTACTAAAACTAATTAAGGTCGTGTTGGATAGATGCCCATATAGCAAATGACCTGCCTTGGCTTATTGACAGTTGCCCAATCCACTCTATGATGATGCCCTGTATCTGGTTGGCCGTCTTCTGCGAAAGGGCGAAGATCTGGCAGAGCAAAGGTGTGACCCGGATCGCCACCATAGATGTTATTAATAATGCTGTACAAAGCAGCGTATGCTTGTACCGGTAAAATTCTTCCATCACAATCAAAATAGTCCATTGGCGCAAAGTTGCCCGCAAAGGTACTAATGCTACCAATCACTTCTTCTCCTGAACCATTCATCTTTATCTCCTGTAAATTAAATAAAAAAGTATGAGAGGAACCGAAGTCCCTCTCATCTTTATATCATAATATGGGTGAGGTTAGAACCTCAGACCAGCACCGGCAACAACACCGTGCTGACCAACTCCACGCTGAAAGTCAGAGTAGCGATACTCAACCTTTGCATAGAAAGGTCCTACCACACGAGCTTCAACGCCTGCACCGGCACGGAAACCAGCCAATTCACGAGTTGCAAGCTGACGCCAATTTGCATAGCCAGCAGTTCCGTACACCATCACTCGGTCAGTGACAACGTAGCCTAGACGAGCGTTAGCAGCAACCTGACGACGATCGAAAACGTTATCAAGGTTAGCAGCAACACCAACGACTACACGAGGCCAAACTTCAGCATCAAGCCCAACGCCAGCGCCGTATGAAACTGCAGTAGTATCACGTCCATTAATAACGTTATCGGCTCCAGCTGTCACTTCAGCACGAACACCAGTAAAAGGATTGGCTGCAACTGCAGGAGTCGCAATGGCCAACGCGGCCAAAGTAGTAAGCATAAGTGTCTTCATAATTAATTACTCCTTAGTATGTTATAGTTGAGTGTTTTATGGACCACTCGTACGTCCTAACTTTTATCTAGATCAAGATTATCGTATGATCTAATAGCATTATATAGAGAAATTCCTACATATAATCCAAGAGCGAGAAAAGAAAATATAGTAAACTTTTTCATATTAGTCCCAAAAGCTTTCATAGTATTTTGCAAAAAGGCGGCGACCGTTTGCCATCCGCTCACTGTGATTTAGAATTGCTACAGAATCGCGGAAGTATGGAGGCTTTGATGGATCTTTTTGATTATTGACCTTCACTTCAGAATGTTTCTTTAGATTCTCGTCTTCTACTGGAACAAACGTAATTTCAAGTTGATCTAAGTGATAAACATACTGTTCTTCCCACTCGTCCTTTCCAATACGATGCTGATTAAAGGTCCAGATCATTTCATCGAGCGCCCAAGCCCAACGAGCATGATAATTGTCGTCAGTGTCCCATTCGTCCTCTTTAGGTGGAGCTGAAGTCGACCTTAGATTTTCTGGTACATCTTCATCATCTACAACAGGTGAACCTTGACCCTTTTCTTTTAGCTTTACGAGCATAGGATGAATAATCATTCCTAACGTTTGATCTGCTGACCAAACATCATAGTCGTCAATCACCACTTCAATATCGCGTTTGCGGTTATTGGACCACTGATTAAAGGGTAGAGACAATTCGTACATAGTATCGAATATGCCTTCGATAAAATAATCGTACCAACGATAATGTTCTTCGTCAAAATCCCATTCGTTAATACCAAGAGATTTTGCTCTCATGCGAGTATATGCACCTTCCCATTTGAGGACAGGGATCATATCACTTGAGTAAGGCCCAATATCAACTTTCATGCGTATTCATCCATAGTAAGTAGCCAAGTGTTTGCCTGATCGAGCCAGGTAAGTTCAACGTCATCAATCACGCCTTCACGATATTTACGCTCAAGCTCGTACAAGAAGTGTTCAACTTCTACAACAGATTCGGGCTTTAGCTGAGGGAAGGTGTAAAGAACAATGTCCATATTTTTCTCCTTGTATCATTGACTAGATACCAGTCTATACCATCGAGAAAAATATGTACAACAGAATTATGTGTTTGTGCGCTTTCCTACAGTATATTTTGCAACCAGGGTCCACTCAGATTTTTCTTTGAATGGAAGGATTTTTACCTGGCTCAGTGGAGCAGTTAGTTTCATTACGGGATCCGGATCAACCATCTTTACAAGACCCCACTCTTCAAGAAGTTTTACAATCGTATTCCGACGTGCACGATCATCTTGAGAAAAGTCAGATGACTTACCGTCGAGTTCGAACAACTCTTTGAAATGAACGATGGCGTATCTACCTTGCTTATGCAAAATATGACATGACTGATAAAGCGTCTTGTCTTTCTTTGAAGCAATGCCGATGCGAGTTAAAGTCTCTTTGATCTTAAGGAAATTGTCATCCTCACCGATGCGAACTTCTACACCCTTTCCTCTAAAAATGTCATCTATCATTTCCTGCCTCTTGTAATTCTGATTTAATATGCTCAAGTTGCTCGGGCGTCAGAATTGATAGGGCGGTTTTTGCTTTACTTACACTATAACTATAGTATTGCATAACTAATTCCAAGTCACTATCTTTATTCTTTTTATGCCATTTAGCAAACCTCTTCCGAGGCCTGATAATATTTATAAAATATGCATGTTGCAATTCTTTATCCAGATTATACAACATATTCATATTGTTGGCATATTCGACAGTGTCATGAAAATTACTTAGGCCGCGATTAATCATCCATGCATTATAGTCTTTGAGATTATTTGGATCCTGTTCGAGGAGGTTCTTCTTTCCATAAGAAAGATCGTTAATGAAATCAAACGGGCTGGGCATCGTCAGTCTTCCCTCTTTTCTGCAAGACTTCAGCTGACTTGTCCCAGATGTCTGCACACTTGTTACAGATCTTTATTTCTACAAATTCGCCGTCTGACTTGACTCTTAGCATTGCGTAATCTTCATTAAGCGTTGATTCGCAACCGAAGCACTTATTTCGTTTAAACAGACTGAAGATGCTCACAACCACGACGCCTCGACCATGAGTTCAGTCAAGAAACATACGATATTAATTTCTGGATCGGCGACAAAGGCATGTTGATATTGATACTTACCGATAAGCAAGACACAGAGTGGAACGCTGTCCTTCGTGATGTACTTTGATGTTTGATCAAAGATCTTTCGAAAGAGTTCGTTAGCGTCAGTGTCGATATTTTCGGCCACCCATTTACGCATGTTAGTATAATCTTTTTCCTTCAATAGACCCATTAACTTATTTAGTGTCACTTCTTGGAAATTGACTAGAATACCTGAGTCAATCTTTCCGGTAGCTGAGTATCGTTGAAGTTCATTGATGATACGACGCCAGTCAGGGAAGTGCTTCTTAATCACTTCAACAATCACAGCCTTATCGTATTCAACGTTTTCTTTATCAAGGATCGCACAAATGCGCTTGAGAAACTGCTTAGCAAGCTCAGGCAGATCTTTCTTTGCGATCTTAAAGTCAATGACAGAGCAACGTGACTGCAAAGGATCAATGATCTTATTCTTGAAGTTGCATGTCATAATAAAGCCGCAATTCTTCGAGTATTCTTCCATGAAGTTACGAAGTGCCGGCTGAGTCGAGTTTGCGTTAAGGTAGTCGGCCTCGTCAATGATAACGTATTTTCGGCCGCCTGACATTGAAACTGTCGATGCAAAGTTTCGAATTTCATTTCGAAGAGTATCAATGTTTCCATTCATAGAACCATTGATTACGATATAGTCACACCCAAGTTCTTCCAACATTGCTCGAGCCACTGTAGTTTTACCTACACCAGCTGAGCCAGATAGAAGAAGATTAGGAATATTTTCTTGATTAACGAACTGCTGAAAAGTCGCTTTTAATTCAGGAGTAAGAATAGTGTCAGCAATAGTTTTTGGGCGATATTTTTCGACCCAGACAAAGTGTTCACTCATCAGCATAATGTAAACTCCAAATCATAATAAAGTGCCGGTTACGAGATCCGGCGTCAAATTTTCGTATCGACCGCATACACGCCGGAGTTACATCCGGATACATTATATATTAGCCGAAAGTGGAGTTAGCTTCAACTGAGACGTAATATTCAATCTCATTGTTGTAGAACTTCGAAAGACCCTTCGAAGAAACTATGACCTTATAACTTCCGGGAATCATTTTCAAGTTTTCAGAACGGAAGATCATCTTAAAGGTGTCATTAGTTTCACCAACGTTTGTGCTGTACACATCACATGAAGGATTCTTGCTATCGATAGCCTGAAGCATAATGTTAGTGCCATCACCAACAATTGCAATTTCTGGAAGACCAAGAACATTAAGCGCCTTCAAACATTCCTGAAGATCAACACCATGAAGATCAAACTGAACTTCTGCATTAGGAAACTTAATTTCCTTTTCGG